GGGTGAAGGTTCCGCCCGAGACGGTGCCGGTGTTCGCGAGCGTCCACGTGGTGGAGGCGTTCGAGTCCGGGACGCCGAAGTTGACCTTCACCGCGCGGAAGAAGTCCATCACCGGTTCGTCACCGTCGAGGACGATGTGGCCGTCAGGGCCGACCTCGGGGTCCAGGACCGGGACCGCGCCGACGAAGGACTCCACGATGGAGCGGTCCTTCGCGTTGATGCTGTCGTAGTCGAAGATCTGCGTGATCGCGAGACCCGCTTCTGCGACCGTGTGGCCTGCGACGGCGCCGCGAGGCACCACCGGGGCGACGTTTGCCATCGCAACAGCGGTCTCGTGGGCGAAGTAGGACTCGTTCTCGCTGAGTGCGTCCATCTCCACGATGACGAAGCCTCCGAGCTTGCCCACGACACCGTCGCGAAGCGCCTCGGGAAGCCCCGAGGCGTCGACCTCGAGCAGCTGGGGGTGGCCGGCGATCGCTTCCGAGACGCTCGAACCGACCAGCCAGTAGCGGCCGCTCGACGGAACCTTCGCGTCCTGGAAGTGCTTTCGGGCTCGGAGAGCGACCCGTCGGGCGTCGTTCGAGTAGTCCGTTCCGGTCGGGTTCGGTGCGAAGTTCACCTCGAACACGAAGTCTGCGCCTGCGAGGGCGTCGATGATCGTCTCCTCGTAGAAGTCCGACATCGAGATCACCTGCGGGGACTGGATGTCGCGAACGTACTCGACCTCGTCCAGCGTTGCTTCCTCCGGGGACAGGTGAACCGCCTGGTACGGGAACTTGTCGAGCGGGACCGCGATCTTCGACTGAATGATGTTGTCGACGATGATCGCGTTCGAGGTGCGCCATCCCTTGTCGCGGGCGCGGAGAAGCGGAGGGCGCTTCACCATGACGATGTCGCCAGCAGCGCCCTTGAAGTCACTGATGCCGTACTTATGGACGAAAAGGCCAGGAGCCTTCACCTGGCCGCGAAGCAGCTCGAGAGCAGTCGCGGCCAGCTTCGTCGCCTTGACGAAGATGTTCTTGTCAGCCATGTGGAACCTCCAGAATGGAAAAGCCCGCAGCACATGGCATGACTGCGGGCTTGGTGAATGTGTTGGTTATCGGCGGCGGGCTGCAGCGACGATGTCTTTTGCGGACAGCTCCGGTTCCTCCTGCGGCTGCGAGCCACCCTTCAGGCGCGGCTTGGGCTGCTGTGACTTCGGCTCTTCCCGCTTCTGCGGGGAGACTGTGTCCAGCAGCTCGCCGGCGTCTTCGATCAGCTCCTCGCGCGTGCTGCCGCGCAGGCGCGTCGCGAGCTTTTCCGGGATGCCGAGTTCGAGCGCCACCCGAAGCTGCAGGTTCTCCACGGTCAGGCGGTCCCGCTCGGGATCGTCCTTCGGTGTTTCCTTCTGCTTTTTCAGGTCGCGAATGTCCCCGCGCAGCTTGTCGATGGTGCGGCGGGCTCGCGCCGCGTCGTACTCGCCATCGAACGGCTTTGCGTCGTCGTCCGGTTCCTCTTCGATGGGCTCCGTCTCGATCTCCTCGACGGGCTCATTTTCGATCTGCGGCTCATCAGCCATGATGTTCAGCCCTCCTGTGGCTTGTTCCCTCGGCACCTCGCCGAGAAGTTCTAGAAGCCGAGATCCAACCCGGCTTGTTTCGCGAAGTCGCGGAAGCTGACCCCGTTGCGGTCCGCCTCTGCCCACGCCTTCGACGTGCTCGCTCGCTCTTTCGCGCCGGGCGCGATCTCTCCCTTGAACAAGGTGACGAGGGTGCACCTGCAGTGATCGTGAAACGTTGATCCCGCGGGCTGCGCTTTTCGGTTCCGCTTGCGCCGGCCAGACGAGTAGATCGCTGAGAACGCCGACCGATACGTGTTCTCGGCCATCCGAATGCAGAAGTCGCAAGCACCAGAGCTCGTCTGCCGCGCGTACGCGACCGCCTCGTCGTCCTGCACCGTTGACCCGGAGATCGTGTCCCTGACACCAGCGAGCGCATTCTTTGACACTCGTCCAGCGGTCATCGTGAACACCCGCTGCGCGGCATCCGGGATCATCACGCCATCAGCCATGAGCTTCTTCGCGGCAATCGGCCCGAGAACAGTCAGGTCTCGCCGCAGCTGCGCAGCGTCGAACTCCGGTAGGACGGGCTGAAATGGACCAGCGACGCCTGCCTGTCGGCGCATCGACAGGTACATGTCCGCGCCGACGCCGGATCCTGCTCGATGCCCTCGTGCCGCGACCGCGATCGCGGCTTCGATGAAGCCTGGCGCCGAAAGGTCGATGGCTTTGAAGTTCAACGCCCCAAAGACCAGAAGCATCTCCTGCGTGACCCGATCGGCGAGAGCGATCTGGTCGGCCCGAAGATCACGCGCCAGCGCTGTCGCCACCACGGCCGACGCCCTTCAGCAGTTCAGTGAAAGCATCGCCCTGGTACGCCTTCCACGCGTTCACCTTTTCCGGGGTGATCCCCGGCAGCATCTCCCACAGCGCTTCCCGAGGAATGCCCAACCGGTCGTCCGCGAGCTTCGCGACCGCGTCGGCGATCTGCGCGAGCGAACGGATCTCAGAATCCCGCCAGGTGCAGCGCCCCGAGTAGTCCGAAGCCGAGCCTTCGATCCCGGCCTGCGAGCCCGCCAGACGAAACAGCTGACCGACCGCAGGCGAGAACACCGTCTCGAAGTCCGACAGCTTGCGCATGGTCGACGCCTCATCAGCGGCCTGCGCCTCAGCGCCATTCGCCGTGTTCGCCTGCGCCCCAACGATCGCCTTCGGCGAGACCTGCGCGATCGTCGCGAGCTCCTGCTTCGACGCCTTCCCCGACTCGATGTAGCCGAGGAGATCGGTGCCGTCGAGCGTCCCGAACTTCGACTCCGGATTCTCCGAGAGAAGAATGCGGTCCTGCGCGAGGACGAGCTTCACACGCTCAGCATCCGCGTCGTTATCTGGTGCCGCCATGCCTGTCGCATATCGGATTTTGAAGCTCGAGAACGTCTGCGTCATCTGCAGGTCGAACTTGGCCTGGTCGATCGCTGCCTGGATCGGGATGAGCCTCTCGACCTCGCCCTCAACGGCGCCTTCGGTATCTACCTCGCCCGCGAACCGGACGACAGGCGTCACGCCGGATTCGTGAGCTTCCTCGGTGATGAACTCGACGCTACCGCCCTCGGCGTTCATGCCGAGCGTGTAGACCTTCTCCTCGTCCAATACGCGGAAGTGGAAGTCCGTGCCGCTTGCCGGTGTCCCCTCCGCCGCGTACATCGGCCACTCGTCGTACTCGGGGTCCTGGTAGACCGCGATCATGTTCTTGGCCGAGAACAGCTTGATCTGTGGCACCGGGTCTCCCGGGAGAACCTGCGCGTAACCGGCGCCGCCGGTGAATGTCGACTTCCACAGCCGCTTCTGCCGAGAGGGCATCTGATTCGCCGTCCAAACGCCCCACAGCGCCTCATGCAGGTCAGCGTTGCCAGGCGTGTAGTCGATGAGTTCCAGGCCCTGCCCGAAGATGCGGACGATCAGGCCGAGGAGCGGCACCTTCGAGTTCTTCTCGATCGCCTTGTACTCGTCCGAAGTCTCCCGCGGACGGTACGGCCGATCATGCTTTCCCTTGGCCCAAGCCTCGAGGTTCATCTGGAACTCGCGCTCCTTCCGCCACTCCGGGATCAGGAGCTCATTTGCGAGCTCCACCACTTCCGACTTCTTCATACGTCACCAGATCTTCCCGAGGCTCTTCTTCCCGCTGTTGAGCAGCGTGCGGCGCATGAGCGTCGCACCTACCGCGCACACAGCGAGGTCGATCTTTCTGGGCGACTCAGGCCCATCCTTCGAAAGCGACACCCCGAACCGTGTCGGGAAGCGTCGCGCGTTCTTCACATGCCGAGAGAGCTCGGCGTTGCCGTTGTGCCAGACTTCGCCGTTCTCCACCGCTTCAACGAATGCTTCAGCGGCGGGAACGAACAGCTTGCCCTTGCCGGCGCTCGAAGTGTTCGACATGTCCCACGCGATCGAGTGCTGCGTCGACGCCCACAGGGTGAGCTTCGGCGAGAACTCGCGGTGCCACTCATCGATCAGTGGCTGCCAGAACAGGTCGAGTGTGCCGTCCTCCTTCGTGTGCGACGGGTCGCCCCAGAAGCCCACCACCCGGTACTGCTTGAACAGCGCACGGACCCGCTGGGCGACATCTGCGCGAGGCGCAACCCACTCCCCG